GCGGTAGGACGCGCTGTCCACGCCATCATTCTTTTTCGCGGATTTGAGGACGGCGGCAAGAATCTGTTCTTTCTGCCGCTGAATATCCAGTTCTCGGTTGATCGCCTGATGGCGCACCTTGATCTTGTCGAGTTCCGTACCCACACCGTCGAGTTTGGCAAGATCGGCATCCAGTTTCAGATGGATGTTGTTTGCCTTGCTGTTGAGCCGTGCGATGGAGTCTGAGACGGTCTTGCCCGCCGTGTCAAAGTCCAACTGCAGCTGTGCGATATTGAGACCGATGTCGAGATAGAGTTCATCAATCTTCTGTCCGCGCTTTGCCACTCTATCCCCTCCTTACATCACGTCGTCAATAAATCGCTCAGACAATCTTTCTTCGCAGATCGCCGTTACCACAAGCTGATCGAGCAGGAACGCAATCTCGTGCCTGTCGATTTCCTGCATCGTCCACCCGTAGGCGGACTGCAGTCGCTCGTAGTAACGCAGTAGATTCTGGTACGGAGAAAGAACTACGCCTCTTTCCCCGTCTCCTCGTTTGGGAGGTTCACCAGTTTCGAGAAGGTCAGCGACTGAATCCAACGGAAAAGTGCGCGGGTGAGCGGAACGATGTCCGCAACGTCTACATTCTCCTCCACGGATTCCTTCGTCACTTCCTCGCGTCCGAAGCCGAGAACGATCAATCGGACATGCGCGTCCAGAAAATCTTCACGACCCCCGCCCTCCCCCCTCCCCCCGAGTCCGGGGGCAAACCCCCGCCGCCTCCTCGTCTGCCTTGGCGTAGGACAGCCCGTCCGAGAGTCGGTAGATCGCCTTTGCCGTCAGTGTCGGCGTGTCGAACTGGATACTCTCCTGCTTCGAATTGCCGCTCTCCGAGGGTTCTGTGAATTGGACTTTGTAGAATTTGGTGTATCTCTTCTTTCCATTGCGCTTGTCCGACTGAAAAAGGACAGCGAAGTACGGCGCGACATCGTCCTTGCCCGCCTTCATCACGCCATTCTCGATACTGTGTCCCAGAAGGTACGCTGTGTATTCCAATGGAAGCGCGGCGGTATCGAAGGTCAGATCGTAGGATGCGGTATTGGATGCCGTATCCACGGACTGCCCGTCGGCAAAAAGCTCCGCCTGATTCGTCTGGGGCTTGATGTCCACCTTGCGCAGGAGCTTTCCGAGCGGAATCGGAGCCTCGTAGGTCGCCGCTCCTCCTGCCACATCGGTGAGCATCTTGGCAATATGAAGTTTCTGGATGTTGATAAACTGTCCGCTTGTAAGATTCCCTGCGGGCTTTCCTGCCGGTGTTGGACTTGGCATTTTATTCTCCCTCCATTACTGTTTTATAGTCTGTGATTTCTACGAATATATCTTTCTCTGTCAGTTCCTGTGTCTGTGCACGGACAAAGCCGAGCGACAGAAGCACATTCTGCACTGCTCTGTGAATCTCTCGAAAACGTCCATCCTTCGTCAAAATATGGATACGCACCGTTACACGCCGCTCCAACTCCATGCCATCGACTGAGAGTGCAGGAACATCCGAGATCACCGAATAAACGAGTATCGGATATGTCCCCGCGTCAGGGCTGCGTCCGTGATAGATGCCCTTCTTTCCGTGTGCAAGAAACTGCGTCAGCTCCTTTGAGCACACAAGTGCCTGATACACCATCCGTGCCGTGCTCATTTCCCTCTCCTCCGAATCGCAGATCGTACGGCATCGACGATGGCAGAGCGGATGCCGTCCTTCTTGGCATCGAGTGCGGGATAGAGAAACGGACGGTTGATGCGTGGGCTGAACTCAACGAGTGTACCGTAGAATACGCCGTCACCGGATTCCGCATCTGCTGCGATTCTCCAAACAGAGCCGTCCTTTCTGCGCAGTCGCTTATGGATGGAGTCACGCAGTGCGCCTTTCACCACGCGCTTATCTGTTCCCGTATAGACTGGACAGCGATTCTTCGCCTCCGCGACCACATCGTCCACGCCATGCACGAGGGCTTCCTTTGCCGCAGCCGTCGCCTCCGCGCCGAGTTCCGAGAGGATCTTCTCGGCAGAGACGAAACCTTGGTATCTAGCCATCTTCCACCAACTCCCTGCATTCCAGAACGAGCCACCGTTTCTTCCCGCCGAGTGGATATGGAGGTGCAATCGGTGTGAGTGTTTTATTGCCCCAACGGATACGATCCGTCACTCGCACATCTGTGCGGTAGCGTACAACGACACGATAATCCACCTCCTGCACCTTCTCCGCATAGCCGTCGGAGATTTTCGCGGCAAAGGGCATAACGAGCGCCCACGCCTTTGAAATCTCCTGCACAGACGATGAGAGGATATTTCCCTCATCGTCCGTATCTGTTACGAGACGAAGAAAGGTGATTCGATGGCGCAGTTCGCTCATGGATACTCGCATCTAAAAGACCTCCTTCCGCACACCGAAAAGCAAGGTGCGAAGAGTCAGCGCAAGCCCTCGATGGTCCGCTTCCTCTCTGTGTTCATAGAGATAAGACACGGCGTAGAGAATTGCAACACGCACAATCGCCTGATCTTCAACCTTGGACAGCTTCTTCACGCGCAGAAGTGCCATACAGATTTGTTCTGCCGTTTCCGTAAAATGTGTGAGGAGATCGTCCTCCTCATTTCCGTCAATCCGCAGGTACTGCTTGACTGCTGCAAGCGGCACAAGCATAGAACCACCTCCCTTTCTATTTTCATAATGTTTGCAGGATATTTTCTAATGTTATAGAAATATTTTACATAAACGCATAGGGATTTTTTTACATGAAAGGAGTACTCTCATGCGAAAAACACTGCAAACCTTGTTGCTAACCATGCTTATCATGCTTCCATGCCTGATTGTCAATGCTGATCCTTATCCCGAAACGATGAATACCGGAAATTTGGTGCTTGTCGATGGTGGTATGGGGGTAGGAAGTTACGCAGATAAGTCGTCTGTAGCCGTACAAACATACGATCCTCCCAATTACCAAATTGCCATCAACATCATTCGTGTCCAATTCTCCGAGGATTTTTGGAGACAGCACAAGACATATGTAGGGGGGCCCTATACAATAATAGGAACCTCTACCCAATATTTCCGCTACAACTGGGATAGGAAGTCTGTATCTTATCTTACGAGAAACGGTTGGATGGACTGGAATATAAATCGTGATTATTGTCACGCAGACGGAGATCCGTTAATCCCCCTAAGTGCAGAAGTCGCTTTTGTGTCTGCCTACAATATGCGCTTTTATAACGATACAATGGGCTACAGCCCCTTACTCAAACGACAACGCCGTGTCATCGAAGAAAGTTTCTATCGAACATTGGGGATCTAGTCCGACAATTTTTTTCACGTCAAACAGCAGACAGATACTTTAGAGGAGCAACGCTATGTATTGCCCCTCTTTTCATGGTATATCAACCCTTCATTTTGAGTGTCTGCACGGCTTCCTCAAGAACGAGCTTCCCGTCCACGCGCTCCTTCATGACGTAGCCGACCATGCCGTTGCCCGCAAACAGCTCCTTGAGTTCCTGCAGGGCGCGGGTGCCGCGATCCCCGATGTTGTAGTAGGAGTAATCACCGAATGCGATGACGGTCTTTCCTGCCACAATAGCCGGCATATATGCCGAAGAATACACGGGATAGCCGAGCAGACGGTCGGGTTCGCCCATCTGATACGATGGCTGCCAGAAATACGCTCCGTTGGCATCCTTGAGTTTGCGGATGCTTGCGAGCGTCTGGTCGTTGACGATGAATGCTGCATTCTTGCGGTAGGGACGCTTGAGACTGTAAACGAGGGTCACGAGTTCATCCGCCTTGAGGTCTGCCGCCGCCGTGGTGACGGATGTCTTTGCGGAGGCAAGGAGTCCCTTCGGCTTGTGCGTCCCGTCGCCATTCAGGAACGCATCCTCCTCTGCGTTGCCAAGAGCCTTGCCGAACTGCTCGATGAGATAGCTCTCAAGGTTGAAGGCGTTGTCATAGAGAAGCTCCTCCGTCACCTTGACCGCGACGTGGAGCTTGTGTGCGTCGAGGACGATCTGGTCGAAGGTCGCGTCCCCGAAGGTAAGTGCTGCACCCTCCTCAATCCACGCAGCCGCAGGTTTTGTGGCGGCGATATTGATCTTGTGCTCCCCACTCGTGGTGATCGTCGTTGCAAGCGGACGCAGGACGTTCTCCTCATTCAGAACGTCGATCAGACGCTGGTCGTATTCCTCGGGAACGAGATAGCCGCCGTTTGCATCCACACCCTCCTGCAGGACGTTCTCCACCTGACGGAAGTTCGTGCGAAGAGCCTTCAGCATCGCCGCACGGTATGCCTCGCTTGCACGTCCCGTCTTTTCAGCGGCAAATCCCGCGCCCGGCAGATTGGTAATTG